CGTCTTTCCTCGTCAGTCGCACTGCCTTGAGCACCGGCCCCTCTAATTCAGCAAGCATCCCACCGCTTCCCGTTTTCCCCTATAAATCCAAAATACGCTTTATGAGCCGATTGTCTACTACGGGCTCATTCCGGTCATTGCCGGCTTCACCGGGCGCCCAACCTGCTGCCAACGCCGCACACGACCGCCATCCGCCGCATGGCGCTCAGTCCTCGGAAACCGCGACGTTGACCGGCGATACGTTGCGCTCCTTTTCGTGCGCGTCCTCGTGCCCGACACCGACGATCGTGATGAGCTCGATCTTCGGGCTGGCCTCCGCGCCGCCCTCCGGCAGCTTCAGCCGGGCGCGGGCCGAGGGGCTCAGTCCCAGTTCGGACATGTAGCGTCCCATGATCTCCAGCTGCTTGTTGGCCACCGTGAGCCATGGTGACTGTTGGACATAGCCGCTTGGCGTCTTCAGCAATGTCGGGGTCCCCGCGAGTTTTTCCTCCGCCTCCACCCAACGGGCATAAGCCTGGCAATAACCCGCGAGGGCCGCGCGGTCGGCCAGGGTCAGGATACCGGCCTCGTGCAGCGGCGTGGCCAGTCTCCGCCATTCCTTGCGCGCCACGTCATTCAGATGAGACGGGCAGCGCGGCAAGGACATGAGCGGTGAGTTCGCCAACGGTCCCGGCTTCGGCACGGGCTTGCGTCCCCGCGTCATCTCACGCCCTCCGGGTGTCGAAAACGGCAAAGGGGTCGTCGTCCCCGTCAGCCGGGTCGATTCCGGCGACACGAGCCCGGGCCGACGGGGTCAGGCCGAACTCGGCGGCATAGCGCACCATGTCCGCCATCGCCTTGTTGGCCGCCCCCACCAGCGGGTTCTGGATCGCGTTGCCGGCCTTTGTCCGAATGATCAGCCCATGGGTGACCGCGTCCCGGTCGGCCATGCCCGCGAGGGCCGTTTCGGCAGAGACCCAGCGCCCGTAGGCCTGGCAATAGGCCGCCAGTGCCCCGCGGTCGAGCTCCGTCATGATGCCCATGGTGACGGTTTGCTCGATCACCCGGTCCCATTCCAGCCGTGCGGCGGGCGTCAGATGATCCGGCGCCTCGGGGCGTGCGATCCCGGGCTGTGGCTCCCGTGCATTGAGCCGGTGCTTGCGCGCCGTGCCCGAGAGCACCTTCAGCCGTGTCGGTTTGGTCTTTGGTCCACGCTGCGCCATCACGGAACCGGCCTTGCCCCCCGGTCGGAGTCATGGCTGCATGTGCAGGTGACGGGGCGGTCGGTTACGGGTCCGATCCTGTCAGGGAATGATCCGCCCCCCGGGGGGCCGGTCAGGGCAGGATACGCGAACACCCTGCGCACCGAAAAGCTGCGCGCCAGCGACAGCGCCGCGAAGACAATGGCGGGCTTCAGGGTCTGTGTCAGCGTTGTCTGCAACCCGACCGCCGGGAACAGCACCGCCTGCAGCAGGACGCCCGCGGCCACGCTTGCAGAGGCGTCCATGAACGAGATCGTGCGCGACAGGCTCATCACGCCGCCTCCCGAGGGCGCGTGGCCCTGATCTCCGCGAATGTGCCCGCCTCGCCCGCGAGGGTCGCGTCCTCGCCCGTGAACGCCTCCCAGCGCTGCACGATGACGTCCACGTAAGCCGGGTCCAGCTCCATGGCATGGCACGCCCTGCCGGTGGTCTCGGCTGCGATCACGGTCGTCCCCGACCCGCAGAACGGCTCGTAGACCGCCTGTCCCGGGCTGGAATTGTTCAGCATCGGCCGACGCATGCAGTCCACGGGCTTCTGGGTGCCGTGGATCGTCGCGGCGTCCTGGTCGCGGTTGGGGATCGTCCAGAGCGTGGACTGCTTGCGATCGCCCGACCAGTGGCCCTTGCCCCGCACCGCGTACCAGCAGGGCTCGTGCTGCCAATGGTAATGCCCGCGCGAGAGCACGAGCCGGTCCTTGGCCCAGATGATCTGGCTGCGGATATCGAACCCGCTGGCCACGAGGCTCTCGGCCACGGTGGTGGCGTGCAGCGCCCCGTGCCACACATAGGCCACGTCGCCGGGAAAGAGCGCCCAGGCGGCGCGCCAGTCGGCCCGGTCGTCGTTCATCACCTTGCCCGTGCGCCTGGTCTGCGCCGCGCCCGTCGCGTTGCGCCATTCGGGGTCGTAGTTCACGCCGTAGGGCGGGTCCGTCACCATGAGATGCGGGCGCACATCGCCCAGCAGCCGGGCCACGTCCTCCGCGTCGGTCGCGTCGCCGCAGAGCAGCCGGTGCCGGCCAAGGCACCACAGATCGCCGGACCGCGAGACCGGGTCTGCCGGCGGCTCCGGTGTCTCCTCCTCGCGCGGGTCGCCCTGGCCGTGGTTCAAGAGCGCGTCGAGCTCCGCGCCCTCGAAGCCGATCTCAGCGAGGTCCACGCCCAACTGGTCGAGATCGGCCAGCTCCAGCGACAGCAGATCCCGATCCCAACCGGCCTGCTCCGCGAGGCGATTGTCGGCAAGGACGTAGGCCCGCTTCTGCGCCTCGCTCAGATGCGCCAGCTCGATGACGGGGACCTCCCGCATGCCGCCGATAGCCGGGTCCACGGCGTCGTCGCCGAAATTCGATGTCGGGAAGACGGGTCCCAGCGCCACCGATTTGAGCACGCGCATGATCCGCGCAGGCGCCGTCGACGAGGTCACGCGCTTCGAAGCGCTCTCGAAAGTCATTGGCCACTGGCTACGCAACGCGCGATTGGGTCACTGCAGCCTCGAAAAGGCCTGGAGGGCCATTGTCGAATACAACGCCGCGTCGATTTCTCCGCCGTGGGACGAGAGCAAGCTTCGGCGCGAATTCGAGGCGCTGCAACGTCGGGACCTTGAAAACCACAATCCGCCGACGAGGCCTCTCGATCCGGACAGACCAGCCACGCACTTCAGCGACGACGCCCTTGCGGCCATGTTCGTGGACCGCGAGGGTGAAGACTGGCGGCACGTCGCGGCATGGAGGGCCTGGTTCACATGGACCGGCATCTGCTGGCAGCGCGACGAAACCGGTCTCGTTCGGGAACAGGCCCGCCAGGCGTGCCGGGCCGCGGCACAGGCATGTGACAAACCGAACGAGGTGCGTCGGATCTGCAGCGACAAGACCATTGCGGCGGTGGTCCGCATAGCCGCGAGTGACCCGTCGATTGCCATACGAACATCGGAGCTGGACGCCCACCCGATGCTACTCAACACACCGGCCGGTGTGATCGATCTGGAGACGGGCGAGGTTCGGGAGCACGATCGCGACCTGCTGCTCACACAGACGACCGCAGCTTCGCAGGGCAGCGGCTGTCCGCGCTGGACCCGGTTCCTCGATGAGATCACGGGCGGGGATGACGAGCTGCAGGCATATCTGCGAAGGCTCGGCGGCTATCTCCTGAGCGGCGCCACCTCCGAGCAGATGTTCGCGTTCTTTCACGGAGCCGGCGCAAACGGCAAATCCGTGTTCATCCAGACGCTGGCCTTCGTGCTCGGCGATTACGCGTCAACCGCGACGCTGGACACGTTCATGGCGTCGTCCACCACCAAGCACCTGACCGAGATGGCCGGGCTGCGCGGGGCCCGCATGGTCATCGTGCCGGAAACCGATCCCGGGCGTGCATGGGCCGAGGGTCGGATCAAGAGCGTGACCGGTGGCGAGACAATCCGCGCAAACTTCATGCACCGCGATCACTTCGAGTTCATTCCGCAGTTCAAGCTCATCGTTGCCGGCAACCATCGGCCATCGCTGGCCAGTACGGGCGAAGCGATGCAGCGCCGGCTGCACCTCGTTCCCTTCGAGGTAACGATCCCGGCCGAGAGACGCGATGTGCAACTCATCGGCAAACTTCAGCAGGAACGCGATGGTATTCTCGTATGGATGCTGGATGGATGCGCCGAATGGCGCAAGCGGGGTCTCTCGCCTCCATCGGTCATTCTTTCGGCCGCCGACAGCTATTTTGCCGAAGAAGACCTCGTCGGCCAATGGATCGAGGAGACGTGCGAAACGGGCCCTCGATGCCGAGCGACGGCACAAGCGCTCTTCTCCAGTTGGTCCCAATGGGCAGAAGCAGCGGGACACCCGAGAGGCACCAAGAAAACCCTCGGCGAGGCGTTGCGCCAAAAGGGCTTCACGAGCGGCAAGGTCATGAGGACGAGGGGTTGGTTCGGGCTTAGGCCCGCGGGGAAGGCGCCGGATTTTCGGGAGGACGAGCAATGAACCCGCTCGATCCCAACCGGATGACCCCGCCCGAACGCCGCGCAGCGCTCTGCAGGATCCTCGCCCTCGGCCTGGTCCGCTTGCGTATGCGA